TGTAACCGTTTACCTTTGTTTTTAGCCGAACGTGGCTTCATAATAACCTCTTTATTTTAATTAAGGATTGTTAATGTATAACGCACCTGGTGTGTCTTTGTTTGCCGATTCATACTTGTCACTATCATTCGTACCTTGCGCATTGTACTTATGCACTATGGTTGACTTAAACGTTCTAAATGAACTTTGAAATAGTCTTGTATAATATCTAAACGCTGTATCTGGCTTAAATGTTCCGTTCGTTTTATCATCTTCTGTGGCTTGGGTAACTACCTTATCACCAAACTCACGGTTTCTTACTTCTGCTTGGTAGGTATTTGGTAGAAAGTCAACTGCCGCAGTACCACTTGCCTGATCTCTAGGAGTTTTATTTGCTCCTCCTAAAATCGGTTTAAATTGCCAGTCTTTATAAAGGTCTTCGAGTTTCATAAAATACCTCAGGTGTCAAATTTGACAATAAATGTTTGTACCGAGTAATCTGTACGTTGAATTGGATTTGATACTTTCGCAACCGCCATCAATTCATTTGCTTCATTATACAAACCTATTGTGGTAATATATGGATATAAACTTTGTGACGCCATCATTTGTATAGCCACCGGCGAAGAACCTGTTATCATTGGTTTTTCTACAGAAGGATTATACACAGAGTACAGAAAATCTGTTGGTTCTAACTTAACTCTGATACTATGTTCCTGTAACTTAACTGATGACGTAAATTGTACTCGTACACTTGTTCCGTTTGGAATCGACACGCCGTTATTGGTGATTCCGCCACCTGCTATACTCGACGTAGGTTTTAGTATTACTATTCCCTTGTCATAAAATACTTGACCTATAATTCCTCCTACTCCCGACGACGATGCAATTAAGTTACAATTTCCATCATCGTATGACATTGATGTTCCTATACGAACAGAAAATGTACCAGGTTTAATTTCTTCTCCAAATATATCTTGCGTGACACCAATCACGTACATAGACCCAGTTGGGTGGTATGATGATTGTCGTATACCATATGATGCATAAGGTATAGGAGAAAAGAAAGACTGGAGTATAGAATCGTATAATTCTTGTTCTATATTTTCTGTACGTAACCCACTACCGATAGTATACTTTTTTGCAAAAGATACTTGAACGTCTACAGAATTATTTACCGAACCAGAAACGTATGTGTAATCATGTGACGCATACGCACGAAACGGAGTTATTTTATACTCATTTGGCGCTAAAGATTTATATGCAGTAACACGACTTGTCATAACATTCTACCATAAAGTATTAGTAGTCAAGTCGAACACGAATCAATGCTTCTTTATCTGTACTCTTTTGAATTGGTCTACTTAGTTTTGCAACTGCTAACAATTCGTTTTGATTGTTATATAATCCTATTGTTGTAACATAGGTTAGTGGTTTCAATCTAAATGGTTCTAAAATATTTTGTGGATTTGAACCAGTATAATATGTTGGATTATTTGAGTAGTTGTATGTACTATTTCTTAAACGAATGAAGTAGTTATTTGATGTAATTGTTTCTGCAGAACGAGCCAAGAATCCATTTCCACTTGCCATTGCGAGAGAAATTGAACGAACCAATCCTTCGTGTTGGTATTGGTATGCACTACCGGCACTTCCAGTATATGGGGTATATGGAACATTAGGAGACATTAATGTTTTTGCATTAAATGCAGTGGAGTTAGACCCACTGAATCCCACTGATGAACTTATTGCCGATGGACTTAGAAGTACTAATCCATAATCGGGGAATACTTGACCGTATACTGTCGTGTCTGATGTGTCTAGTCCTGCTTCTATTGAACCCGAGCGGATATTGTATACATTATTTGCTACCAAGTTACCTACTACTGCTGTTCCCAATCCACTATCATCTATAAAGGTACGAAGTCCTTTTGAACCCGACAACCCTAATTGCCAGTTACCTGGATCAATTGCTTGCTTAAGTCTTGCTCGTTGCATGTTAATTACGTAAATATCATTTGATGTTGTTTCACCAAATGTAAACAATTCTACATTCTTCGACAACAGAATATTACGATATTGTGCGTAAGTAACTTGTGTTGGTAACGTTGATGTATTTAAATTTGTTAGCGTAGGTGAGCCTCCACTAACGTGTCCATATGCCACAGAAAATTGAACTTCTGCCGAATCATTAGACGGAGTTAAATTGTAAATATCATAGTAAAATTCACCAGAATTTGCAACTTGTACACTAGAAGTAAATAAGGTAGTAAGACTACCGGTATCATTAGACCACATTCCTGTAGTAACTTCTATACCTCTAATTGAAGTAATATCTTCGGTAGGGTTTAGTGAGGTAAAAATATTATATGCCATAAGAAGTTCCTAATAGTTAATTATGATGAAGCAACGGTAGACAGTGTAAAGCTATATACTGCTCCAGAGGTTCCTCCAAAGATACTTACTGAAGTCGAACCCGTCTTATTTTTTGCTCTAATTACGAATTCTTTACCATTTGCAACAATTGAACCACGTTCGTTTGCGGTGATTAATCCTGTTGCGGGGTTTATAACTTCTACTGTAGCAAGGGAACTGTCCCCAAGTAGGAGTGTATACGAATTTTCTGTTTCTTCCTCGTTTGAGGTATATGTGGTTGTTGGAATCAATGGAAGTGAACCTTCACCGACTGCGGAATTATAGTACAGTGTACTGGTTCCCCCTAACGTAACGCCAGCATTTCCAGAACGAATCTGCGGTATTACCACATTTCCAAATCTAGTTAGGTCGTTACCAGTGATGGTTACCAACTTGTATCGCATAGTTTGGGTTTCGTCAGGAGTTGCTTCCAACACTGGCATATTTTCAATTACTGCGCCATAATAATTTGAACCCAATGGGTGAGCTACATTATATAATGTATAATCCACTTCGTCGTCTGCGACTGCAAACTTTGTGATTTGAAAACTACTGGCTCCAGTCCCCTGTGCCAACAATTCTCGACCACGATTTGTTAAAATAGCATCTACAGTAATGGTAGATTTATCTAAGTATCCCATAATTTAAAATCTCCTGAGTGATGTACATCAAATATAAGTATATAGTATTTTTGTTTTAGTTTGATTAGTCTACGTCCAAAATACCCGCTCCACCAAATTGGATTCCTGTCCCCTCTTGTGGTATACCAACTGTGCCGGTTCCTGTACTATCTGGAATTGTAGTAGAATTGACTAAAATCGTGTTCGAATTAGACACATTTATTACAACAGGTGTTTGGTTATCAAATGTTACATTTACGTCACGACATCCTAAGTAGTTTCTTCGTTTTATAGCAGTTCTATTATCTCTACTAAACTTGTAATGTCTTGGTAAATAACCTATCGGTATGAACGGTGCTGCCTCGTATCTATAATACGAAAGTACCATCGCTGTATTTATTTCAGACCCCGTATCATTGTTTACACTGTAGTAGATCAATCCATCCGTTGTGTGTATTAATAAGTATGGGAATACTAGGTCTATACTACCCAATTGACCGTCATAAAGAACTTCTGCATCAACAGTCGGATACGTCGAAAATGGTCTGTCTTTATCCCGTTCTCTTGCGGTATCGGTCTTGTAAAGTCTTAGTCTAATACCCGATGGACCCGTGACACTAAACAATGAAAATATATTATCTGTCGTGACCGTTCCTGTTGTGTATGAACTTGCTGCATAACTGGCAGATGGTATTGTTACGGCTCGTCTACCAGGATAGTTGATAGATGATGAAGGTGACAATAAGGTAATCTTTGCAAACAATCTGTCTAGTAATGACGCAACCGATGTATCCAGTCTTACTAAATATGGTGTTTTATATTTAGTGTATATATCATAACTATAAATACCATCAAATTTATGGAAGTAACTAGTTGTTCCAACTTCTCCTAAATCAGATCTTGGTGGTATTGCATAAAATGGAGTTGTTGTGTTATTTTCTGTAGCAATTATTACACTTTGTGATACCGTCTTGGTTCCCAAAAATGGGTCTCTTGCATATCCAGACGATGTGGCACTTGCAGTTACTCTAGTATCAATTCGTATTGCTTCTAACGTTGCGTATGAACTATTTTCATCTAAGAATGATGACGTTACATACGAATAAGAATTTATAGGAATATTTGTATCATTAATTTTTTGTATTACACGTCTAAATCGTGGTAATTTACTAGACTTTGTACTGGATTTAAACTGTATACTACCCGTCATTGGTATTGCAGCTTCTAGTGGCTGTGTGTATGCAAATGGGTCAGGTAATAGACTGACCGGTTCAATCATTTCATCAAAACTATATGCACCTACACCCGCAGACCCAGACCCCGATACGTAGTTATTAAACGTTTTAGTTTGCGTACCATCAACTGCAATAGAACGATAATATATAGAAGTTTCTTTGTTACGATAAATAACAGGTGACTCAATCACTATACCATCTAATAGTTTAGCACGGGCAGGGGCCATTTCGTCTGCCATTTCGCTTGGACCTTGTGTCAAGTCCTTAAAGAATCTAATATAATCGTTTGGTTTAACAGTTTTGTTGAAGTATTCTATGTAATCTTTTTGTATTCCATATAGACTAGAATATACCGTTCCTCTTGTATATCTAGGACTACCTATAATATTATTTACATCAATAACTCCCATCGAACGCATAATATTTTGATTAACGAAATCGGTTGGGGATACTGCAAACGATACTATATTTTGTCCACTATCATATTGTTTTTCTTCTACTTTCTTTATACTTGTATAACGACTTAACAATTTAGTTCCATTGTCATCAACAAAATCTTTATTGAAGACTGGAGCCGGTGCTACATTTACCTTTTTGTTAGTATAGATGGTTGACCCAACAATTGGAGTGAACTGCTTAATAGTACGTAAAATACGTGAAAATGATGCAGTTGTAAAGTTTGAGGCAGATAAAGTAGATATTATAGATACGTTTTGATACGGACTTTCATTATTTACCGATTGTGTAATTGACGACAATGGTTGACTAAATGGAACGTGTACGTATAAGTTGTTATACGATGATGTATAAGTTGCTCCATAATAAGAACCCGGATCATATGCTTGCGCTATAAAGTCATCGACCGAAATGTTTTCCCCCCAGACACGTATTTCGTCAACTATACCATCAAAATTGTTTGTAAATGATAGTGACCCACTACCAATGTACACAAATGTGGTAGAATCCCAAAGTGTTCCTAACGATACAGACGCAGAACTTTGATATAAAATTTGGTCGCCGTCGGTTTGAATGATAGTGATATCTTGCGATTGACTACGTAACATTAGGTTAGTGTAATCATCGTCATTACTAAATAGCTTAAAGTAACTACTTGATGCAATTCTGGTTCGTGAAGAGCCACTTACAACTTCAATTCTACCATACTCTATTTTTGATGCCGACGGATGGGGTACTAAATCTATTGCCCACGTTCCTGCACTAACCAATGAACTTTGTTGACGAAGACCTGGGTTAAATGTTACCTGTAGTGTTGAAGCCGTCAACGAGGACGAAACAAATGGTATTTTAATACTATTTGCCAATGACGCAGTAAACTTTAACCCATACGTCAATTCATCAGATTTGATATAATTGCCCGTAGATGGGTATGTCGTTTCTTTGATTTGTAATACTGGTGAGTTTATACCGTAGGTTTTTAATAGTGCGTCAAACGAAGTCCGAGAACCTTTGATTTTTGAAAAATATGTCATACTGTGAAGGAATCTCTTCCACGTTTCCGTCACGTATGACCGTGACCCACTATCACCAATAAATTGAGCATTAAATGTTTGTAAGTTTTCGAGTGCATACACATTGGGTAACTTTAACCCAAATGATTTTGCAACTTCATATACTTGGTCCATTGATAATTCTTCTAATGGATTTATATTGGTAGAATAAACATATGGGAATTGGTCTATATATACCTTGATATTATCCATCAAGTGACCAAACATTTCAAAGAATTTTAAATAATCATCAGACTCAGCATCTTCTTGAATATGTTTTGGTAAGTTTAATATCAAATAATTTGGATTATTCTGGTCGTACCGTTCTGCTATTCCTAATTGTGTGGTCAACCAATTACTTGCAACAACACTATATGGACTATAAGGTGTTCCATCATTTTGTTTTGGCCAAGAGCCAGTGGAGTTGTACTCTATTTCTCCATCTACATAAAATGCACTGGCAGAATATGGTAGGGTAGAATCTGCATAGTATAAAAATTGTTCGTATGGGTCAAAATTACGAATGATATTTTCTTTTTCTCTAGCTTTTAATAGTAACGAAACGGTACTACTAGATACACTAGATGATATACTTGCAGAAGTTAGTGTATCTATACTTTTTAATTTTTGGGTAAATGCGTCGAGACGTTTGTATGCAGAACCGAAATGTACAAAGTTATTATAATTTGTAAAGTCTATATTAAGTTCGGATGCTTTAAAGTCTCCACTAAACCATCTACGAAATACAGAATCTCCATACGATATTGTAGTTCCGTCTACTATTGCACCCTGAGAAGCGGTGGCTAATCCTAATGTGGTTAATGTCGTATTAACCGCAGACATCTTAGTATCTACATAATTTCTGGCGTCCATATTATACGGACGTAAATATGGGGTAGTATCCTGTAAAGGTGCCAGTTCAAATTCTACCGTATCTACTACTGATTTAGCTAACTCTCTACTAATAAATGCTAAATCTTCTTTTTGAATGGATGGCTGTAATGGTTTTAATAATTTAAGCTGTACAGAACCAGAATCTTTTGGCGCAAGTCTCCACGCCTCTGCAATATATTGCCTATCTTCACCGAAATTAAGTAATGTCTTATACTCTCTGTCTTTATCAAAGAATGTCAATACTTTTTCACGTATTACTTGACGAGCAGTTCTTGTTAATGCGTCAAATAATTGAACATTTGCAGTTGTGAGAGTTATTCTAAGTGGAATACTAATTTGGGCTTCATCTGTATCCGGAGAACGAGATAATGAAGGTTGTTGTAAATCTAATATTTGATCAATTAAACTTGTATAATTTAGTAAATATGTTAATGCATTTACATATGTACGTTCAACTTTATCTACACCAGTACGTTCTTGTGTGAAAGAAAAATGTCTTCTTAAAGCGTCCTTATTAACCCATCGTTCAGCACTGCCGTTTCCTCCCGGACCAGGATGTTCTGTGGATGTTTGTGCGGTACCTCCGGCGTTTGAGGTACAAAACAAAGCATCTGCTAATGTTTCGCGAACAAGTAATGCAATAGCTTCCTCGGTACTTACATTAAATGTTGCTATTCCGCTACGGTCATCGTACAATCTTTCTATTGATCGACGGGTCGGGGAGTTTTGAATTGCTTGACTGGTAATATTTGGAAAATCTGCCCGAGTCATTTTCCACGGTGCAGCGTTATCCTCTCTTCCGGCTTGTCTAAATGACTTGACAATATTTCCTATAATTGCTGCGGCTGCTACTATTCCCGCAACAGGTAAGAATGCAGCTGCTGCTGCACCGACACTAAGTCCGCCGGTTGATACTAAAGCACCGTTTACTACTACCGCTCCTGTAGTGCTTGCTACTGCGCCAGCAGTAGCAACACCTGCTGCAGTTGCATATCCACCTGCTGCTAATTGTGCAGCAAAAACAGCGTTATTATTTGCTTGTACTCTTTCTGCTTCTAATTTTAAATCAGTAAGATATTTTTCTACCTTATCAATTTTTACAGACCCATCTCCAAAAAACCTAGGATCGGTTAAACTATCAATAAGAATTTGAATTTTACGTCTTTTTTCTCGTAAATCATCAGAACTGAAGAATATTTCATACGCTTGTTGCTGAAGTTCGTTACGTTCATCTTCTGTTAACTCAGTAGGTACGCCTAATCCAAATTGAAATCCTTTTGGATTATTTACTATTCTTCTATATAAATCGTTTCTAGTATTTACGAATATTCTATTGGACATAGTGTATTAAAATTGAGGAAATCTAAGAAAGGGTACTGCCATCGGGACCATCATTACGAGGAGAACTATCAGTGCGAGATGTATCGTCGGTTGGTACATCACTTGGTGGTTGCGTTGTCGTTTCTGTTGCAGTTGGTCTGACTCTGAATATAACCGTTGTAGTTCTGTTTTCTCCTGCTGATATCGTAACCGTTGTTTCTCCAGAAGATACACCTATAACATTTCTAGGAGTATATGGATTATAGTTTGCCTGTGTATTCTCTGGCTCTTCCACTCTTACTATATTTCTATTGTTCGATCTCCAATCCACTTCTGCTGATAAATCTTGATTTCCTTCGCTATCATACACTGTTATATTAACTTCTACTGATTCTCCTACACCTAAGAAATAAATATCGTTTTCTGGAATTATAACGTTCCTCTTAGAAGAATTATTGTTATTTTGTGGAATTATAGGAAAACTTCCCGATTTTATGTCTAAAATTATGTTTGGATACAGCACTGATGTAGGTTCACTTTCTACTTCTGGTGGTAAATCTATTTTTATTAACGCAACTGAACTACTAGTCGGTCCTAGTACAACATTACCATTTGGATTTTTTAAATCTGCACCAGTGGTTGGATCTACAATTTGAATCCATGGTTTTGTTGCCGATATGTACACGGTTATTGGTATTTCTTCATCGGAGTTTGTCATCTGTATTGGTATACTAGATACTGTTGTGGTATTGAAATTGTAGTATCTTACATAATCAATACTACTGGTTGCGATAGTATAAGAAAATTTTTCACGAATATTGTAAACACTCATATTAAATCAAACCGGTATTTTTGTGGATTTGTTTCTTCATCTTGCAGTGCCGAATCATAAGCCTCATCTATGGCATCTATAACATAAGCCGATAACTCTGTTTCTGTGAAACTTGTACTTCCAGAAACTTTAATAACATCTTCTACTCTTTGTACTGCAATCGGATATGCAATATCCAGTACATTTTGTGCTACGGTGTTAATACCAACAAACTCACCGTCATCTTCATCAAAATTATATAATAATAATTTTTCACCCGATCCACTGGAAAAGTTTTGATATATAGAAGAACTATCAATTTTTGCTGAACTCATCGGGAGTCTTAAATCATCTGATCCAGATTGATTAAATATCTGTGCTAATGCAGCAGTGATATATCTTGTGTTTATTCTCGGTATTGCAAATTCGTCTAAAATACCCAACGAATCGGTGTCGGTTAATTTTAATTCTACTTCCGTTCTTGAAGTAGAAATTCTATTTACTTTTAAAATTCTGTTATCGTATTTTCCTATTTCATTTGCAAAAAAGTTTAAAGTAACAGAATATCTTCCAGATGGTATTTCTACTGCTGCTAAAGTTTTTGCAAAGTCGATAAACAATAAATTACGTTGTGAACCATCTTCATATTGTAATGTTTCTACGTATATTGCTTGATTTTCGTTCTTAACTATATAAGAAAATATCAATGAATTGTCAGCAATACTATATAAATGTACTTCTATATTTTCTTCAAGTAATCTTTCTTCAAACAATGCAGGTACTTCCATGACCAACAAATCATCTTTTTTATCCGCAATAATACGGGAAATAGTATACTTACCCGAAAGTGCGTTTGATTGAAAGTTTCTAAAATTTGGCATCAGTCTAGTTCCTGAAAGTTTTTATTTATTCTATTAAGCCATACATCATAACTTAATTCTTCTTTGTATATTGGGCTATAGTATGAACTACTGACTGTATATGTTGGATTGGGAACCGTAACCGTTAATTCTGTTCCTGCATAATTAGTTCGTACCATATTTGGATGTCCCGACGCAGATACGTCAAACAAAGATACCGAAATATCTATGGTTGTTTTTTCCTTCATAGAAAGCGCATCTGGATTTGGTCCATCAACTAGTCTTATCGCCATACTTACTCTACCTTAAATAATGTTTCGGTATCAAACACTTTTGAGTATTCGCCTTGTACAACTTTTAGTTTTAATTTATAAAATCTACCTACATAAAGTGGAGCAGTGTCCAATACTAAATATGAACTTGTCGAATCTGTATTCACTCTACTATAATCGTCAAATGGTATTATTGTAGTATTACTCTGTACGTCAACGACTGAGTAGTATGATGACGTTGGTAGGTAGTATTTGTTTTTATATCTTAATGTAGAATCAAATGATTTAAGGGGATATTGATCACGAACTACTAATGTAACTTTATCTACATCTCCCTTGGTATATGATTCTCTTAAATTACTAGGTACAATTTTTACATTTAAAGATGGAATAGCTTGTAAACTTCCAGTGGACATTGTTTGACTATTCCATGCAATTTCTAAAGTAGGTTGATGAATAGTATGCGTTTGTGTTGAGAATACTTTAATATTACCTTGGTTATTGTTATCTAATTCATCTGCGACAGGAAATTGAAGAGCCAACCCATAAAAAGTAGATTGTAATGATTGACTTACGATTGGCTGTATTATACTTGTTATATCAACTCGTATGTCTTCTAATGGATATGAAGTCAAAGAAATACTTTGACTGGTAGATGTAGTTAAAAAGTCGCCCCCTGCATTACTCCACGAAACCGCAGATGTACACTTTGTCCATGATGCACCATCATTTACATTCTTAACATTTTGATAAAAGAATCCACTACCCTCATCCCATGATTGCGATACTTTATAAACAATAATTTTTTGATTTCTATTAACATTAGTTGCATTTGCTAATTTTAAGTTTAGAAAATAACTTGCCGTTGCGGGTACGCTAGCAGTCGTTGGTAAATCAAAGTTTAGTAAGGTACGTGCCGAACCCGATTGGTATGCAGTTGAACTTGTAAAGTCCACGTTTAAGTTGATGACCTTACCTATTTCAAGAATTTCATCTAATCCGGCATTATTATTTTTAAATGCTTGGTAGATAGTAGTATCTGCACTTGGTAATATGAATTTTCTCATTGGGTTGCATTTCCTATGATATCAGTTGTTGGGTATTTCAACTCAAAAATACTCGGGTCGAGACTTGGGTATATAACCCCATTAATCGTAGACTCATCTATATCATATCTGTAATTTTGATATCCTGTACCGTCCTTAAATTGATACTTATTAAACACTCTTACATCTTTAACTGTTTGGACTCCATCCACTAATCCAATTTGATAAGATAAATCAGAAAGTATTATCGGTTGTCCTATGTTCCATTTATTAATATCAAAGAAATCTTGTACCGTTCCTATACTACGTGCCAACACATCGTTTACATTATAATTTCTGAGTACTGATATATCAAATTGTACCCCGATGTTTATAATAAATGCGTCTAAAATATTAACATCGTCTGTTAACATTCTAAATTGTTCCAAATATCTAGCTAAATTTTCTTTTACTATCGTATTTAGTGTAGTTAGATTACCGTTTACATCATATCCTAAAGTATATAAATTGATAACATTGGGTCTGACTGGGTTATCAACATATACTCGTTCGTTTGTAGATGCCAAAATTCTATTGATTTGTTCATCTCGTACTGCATAAGATTTCGCAACACGACCAAATCTGGACGGCATAGAGTATGAACGCACTGCATAATCTTCAACAGTGACAGTACGGTTTTGGGCATTGAAAAATGCTAGTGCATTTTGACGAATTTCTTCCGTTGATTCTCCGTCTCCACCACCAGTTGCGGGAAAATCATTATTTATTGTAATACTTCCTGCTGCTGCACTAAATGCTGCATTTTCTGCCGAAGTATAATCGGTTACATCATTTAAAATATTTAGTTGTGATACAGTCGTGATAGTGTTAGATGGTGTGTTACTTGTGACACCACCACCAACCCAGTATGTCACGGTTAATGACATATTTGATGGGGCAATACCATATTCATTACTATTAAGGAAGTTAACATTATTAATTGCTACATTTCCTAGTTCGTTTTCTATTGTGTTACCATATTGTGAGTTTGCAACTTGACGAGAATCTAACGTGGTATTAACTTCGGCAGCATTATCGGTACCAGAACCAAATACTAACTCCATACGTAAGTCTCTATTAATTCTAGTTACAAATCTACGAGGTACTTTACGAAGTCGTAGTTTTGACGAAGGTAACACACCTGCCTCTCCATTTGAAGTTACGTCAACATCATCCATGATGACATCTTGCGCAAGGTAGTCAACTTCATACCATGTGTTTCCATTTGAATCAACTGCGTTTTCAATTCCTATAATATTTTCACTTGGCATTAAAACGGATGTAAATTTTTGTGCAGTACCAAACGAAAATGTAACTGTTTTTGCTACTGCTGCAACAAGTTTTGCTGGTTTACTTATTATAAACGTTGCAGGATTTCCACCACTGAATGTATTTACGATATAATCGGCGGTTGTTAAGTTAGAAAAATCAACGTCTTCGTCTAATCTAAATTGAACACTGTTTTGTCCCGTTGATTTAAACGTACTTCCTCGACCAAGTTTAATTAAATATTTTGGGTCAGGAACATATACGCCATCAGTTATTGTTGCAGGGGCAAGTTGGTACAGTGTTGCGGTGGTTGTTGCCGGTGCAGTTAATTTTGGTTTATACCCTAAAAATTGTGCAATAGTTACTACGTTTTCTTGTTGCTCTGCATAGGCAAGTAAATTTTCTTTGAATGTGTTGTCAATATAAAATGAAAGTACGTCACCGACGTATGATGCCATTTCAATAAACATCATACCTGGTGATGTTTCATTAAAATCTGAGTAGGTGTTGGGATAATACGCCTTAGCAAACTCTATAAGATTTTGTCTAAAATCACTGAATGTCTTAGATATATAATTTATCTGCGTGACATTAGGTCTAGGTTGTATAATTACCGACTGATTTGTTGCCATTTAAAACTCCGATTTAAATTCTTCTTATACGGCGTGCTTCTCTAATTTTATTATTTACTGCGTCAATTTCTGATTGTGTTGTTGGTTCTGCTTCGAGTGTGACGGAGGGTAATCCTAGTTGTTCAGTTGATATAGTTACTTGGTCTACAACGTTTGGATTACTTTTAAATCTATACAAACAAGTTATATTAAGTATGTTTTCATCATCAGTTTTAGTAATTTTAAAACTAACTAATTCAATAAATGGTAACCATCGGTCAACTGCATTAACCACCGATAACCTTGCGGCTTCTAGTGTGTCGTCGTTCATTGGATCAAATAAAACTCTCCATAAATCACATCCCAACTCAGGTTCCATTACACGTTCACCTTTTTTTGTGAGGATAAGATTTTTAAAGTTTGACCTAACCTGTTGAATAACATCAACCGACTGTTCAAACATTCCTGTTTGCCCTAGTCTAACGGGAAGGGTAACTCCAATAAACTTCTGTGCCATTTATTTCTCCAATTATACTAACTTCAATGCTTTCATAATACCAGAATAATCTTTATTAATTGCTTGTACAGCAGGATTATCAGGAGAAATACCAGGTGGGGGTGTCATTACCGGCCCGACATTTCCAGTTTTGGCAACGATGGTATCACCTAAACGTTCCAATCCCATCATTTCTGCTAATTGAGTTCGTGAAAAACTCTTTTTTGGTTCAGAATTCGAAGTTTTAGATTCCTTTATCGATTTTATTTCTTCAACTGCTTCACCTAACAATTTTGGAAGTACCTTTCTTACTTCTTCCTCTATTGTTTCTTTTACAAGTTCTTTTACATAAGCTCTAAATAATGCTTTGTCCATTGTATTACTCTCCGTTTCTTAATGACTGTCTATACTGAAAAGGATTTTTTTGTTGTTGTAGTTCTTGCTTCAATGCTCTTACCGATGCGTTTCTTCTTTGTGTCTTTATTCTATCTATTTTTGTTTCTATATAATTTTTGATTGAACCAAAGGAAGGCTTTTTTATTGGTAATGCGTTTAATGGTGCTAAATACTGTTCTGCTTTACCAAGTGTTCTTGCTCTAATTTGGTCTATACTACCTTCTTCAAATAAACTATCAGGAATTACACTCGACAACACAGACGCTTGCGGAATTTCTACTGAATCTACGGGTATTTCTCCTGCTATAGATTGAGCAGAACCAGAAATTTGACTTGCGTTAACTGGTATAAGATTACTAGGAATTCCCATAATTAGCTGTTAGTTTTTGACGTAAAGTTACTTTCACTGTTAAAATCTGCGGTTGTTGGTCTACCTGGTATACCAACTTTACTCAATAAATTTGTAAGACTGGTTGACACCTGAGGGTTAAAGAATGCCGGACCAGTACTTGTTATAACTGTAGCGGTTGATAACGCACGTATTAGGTCATATAACAGTTGCTGCAGGTTACCACCCAGAACCATAGGTTGTGTTTCGTCTCCCCCCGAACCTATAAATATCTTTTTTGCAGATATTATGTAGTTTTCTGACGTTGCGAACGATATATCTCCCATCGGTGCCACACCTGTTGTTACGAAAGACAGTGTTTTACCTTTCAGAAAAATATCATTTTCTGCTTGTATTTTTACGTCCGTAACTGCTGTCATTTGTATTGTTTTATTAGAATCCACCGTAATAGACTGTACCGCACTTAAATTTATTTCTGTATTCGAAAATAGTGATATCTCATTCAATTTACTATTAAGTACAATTCTGTCTGAGTTTATGAAAATTTGTGCGCCGGTATACTTTGTAGAGTCTGCCACTTCTGCTGACCTAAGATGGGCATTTGTGTCTTTTGTTGCCGGATTTAACGTTATTTTTTCGTCTGTTACCATCCAAATACAACTTTTATCTGAGTTTATGTCCTCATACACTAATGTATATGGAGAATTATTTTTTGTTGACCCAACCTTATTGGAACTCTGACCTACGGTAAGTAGTAGATTTGGTTCTGGGGTTGTTGTTAGGGGGTTACTGAACAAACTAGACCCCATACGTATGATATTACCGTATCTTCCCTGTATTATCATATCACCTTCATTCGGTCTTACCATTTTTACGGTAGGATTTTCCGTAAACTCATCTCCCAAAGAATCAGACTGTCTTTCTCCCCATGGACGATATGCGGGTCCACCTTGTGATGCAGCAACTATTTCTGCAGTTCTATTTTCACTATTCGGAGACGCAGAAAATTGACTACTCAATCCTGGCCAAGAATTTTCTGTGATTTTATTATTAATATTTATCCGTCTGGTATAGAACAGTCTACCAATAGAATAAAACACCAGTACCATTTCGTTCTTGAGTGGATATTCTCTGATACTTGTGTCTAGAGGCATTGCCCAGTTTAAAAATTCTTTTGCGCTACCTCTATCGTCAGGTATCATTCTAACTCTAACCATTCCAATATTTGTACCAAAATCTGGAGAATACTCTGGATGTGATTCATTTAATATAACATCTTCTACCAATCCATCTTTATATGGCGCATCATTCGATATAGAAAATCTTGGAAGCTGTGAAGTTCCAAGTTGATTAATATCTACATTATATGACTTTGGCCCGTATAATCCCACGTTTATTTCTCCGCAAAAACATCGTCCAAGTCTTTTATATCTTCTTGGAGGTCTTGAATTTCAACCTTGATATCCTTTAGTAGTGCTTCTTTTTCTGATTCAGAGAGTAGTCCGTCCAGAGATGCATTAGATTTAACACCAACCGATACAATACGTTGAGCAATCTGTGCGACCCGAACCAAGTGTTCGTCGTTTTTAACATTCACTTCCAAGAATCCCTGCACAATTGGTCCAATCACAGCCGCATCTTCTGGAGTACGGATGAGTTGGACCATTTTCATGATAAACGAGTTGATTTGTGCCCGTTTACTGTCTGTATTTTTGTGTATTTCTGAGAAAATGTCTGCTAGGCTCTTCCCATCATACAATTCGGAATTGATATCCATAAAGACCCCCTAAAAT